CCAGTTTGGATCGGGGGGATCTGGAATTACAGGATGAGGCAAAAACTCGATGCAGTCGTGCACCAAACGATAGGCCACGCACGGCGATGGACCGCCAGCGAGACCGCCAGCCGCCCGCCCACTGCCCTGGCCTCCCGTCCAGTGTCCCGACCATTCATCAAGTAGCTGGAACAACTCACCCGATGTCGCGTCCCGGATGCTCTCCATCGTGGCGAAGTCGGTCGGCAGCGAGATGTAGGCGCTATCAATCGGCTGGATGCCCGAGGTCACCATGCAGCGCGCCCGCAGCGTCTGCGCGATCTCGGTCTCGACCATCAGCACCCAGCCTGGGATCAACGGCAGAATGTCGCGACGGTTGAGCCACGCCTGGGTGTCGTCGATCAGCTGTTGATACGTCGCCACGGATCACTTCCGGTCGTTCGGCTTGTGCTCCGGCTGATGGGCGGCTCCTGGCACCCGCATGGACGGCTCCGGAGGCGGCGCCTCCACTGCCGCCCCCTCCTGCTGCGCGGCCTCCAGGGCGGCTCCCTGCTCCTGCGCGGCCTTACCCGCCGCCATCGCCTGGGCGCGCATCTCAGCGGCGCTGGTAGCCTCCGGATAGACCTTCACGAGCAGCACCGGATCGATGTCCGGCGGCAGCATCGGCTCGGCCGGCGGCAACACCGTCGTGTCCGGCTTGCCCATGGTGCCAATGCCCTGCGTCGGGCGCTGCGGGGTGGTCTCGGCCTTATGGTCGGTTGTTCCCATCGCCATGTCAGAGCTTCCTTCCATCATCGGTGCGAAGCAGCCGGCATTCGCGGCTGTCCAGCACCTGGTTCAGCAGTTTCGGATCTTTGGTGACCCCGAGTTTTTGCCATTGCTGCCAGATCACCAGCGGCACGCGCGCGACATGGGTCCAGCTCTGGCCGCGCGCCCGGTGCGGATCGAAATCGCTCGCGATCCGCTTCGCTGACTCCACGATCTGTCTGACGTCCTGGGTGTGCGTCATCACGAGGCCAACCCTGGGGTCAGAGTCAGCCTCGATCTCGGTGTAGCGCCGGGTCGAAGGATCAAAGTTCTCGTAAAGGAGGTTAGCCATGGGCCATGCCCATGCTATAAGCAGGACAGCAGCGGTGTTTTGACCCACCCCTGCTGTCCCTGACCCCGACCCCTGGTACCAGCAAGGATCGAAGCTGATGACCACGTTGCAACATTTCCCGGCATCGCTCAAAGAATTGTTTGACCGGTGCGTCTACAATCCAGCTACCTGGTGCTGGGAATGGACGGGCAAACTGCAACCCGATGGCTACGGCAGAGTCCCCTCCGGCAGACGTGGCCGTAGTATCCCGGCCCATCGTTTGGCTTACGAATACGCCAATGGCCCGATCCCCGAAGGGTTGCAGATCGACCATCTTTGTCGGGTTAAATGCTGCATCAATCCCGACCACCTCGAAGCCGTTACCCCCAGCGTCAATGTCCTTCGCGGACTCGTTCCGATTACCGCGTCGAAGCACATGAAAGCACTGCGAGCCAGACAGATCGCGATCCCCCGGACACATTGCGCCAGGGGACACGAGTTGACGGCCGAGAACGTCTACATCGAACGTCAGCATCGCGACGGCACCCCCACCCGGAAATGCCGCGAGTGCAAACGCACATCATTCCGCATCTGGCAGCAATCCGGAGGAAGAAAGAAGTAGGAACATAAGCCGCTTCACCATTCTAAACAGATTGCCGACATTCACACCGACAACCTGTTGATTTCATTGATTTAAATCGAAAATACAAGCGTGTGATTTGGGGGCTGTTGGTCTTAGGGTGCCTTCAAAAACCACCGCACCTTGGGAATTATCTCCTGTAGTGGCATAATTTTGATCAACGAAGTCCCGGCCCTGCAGCGGCGCCATTTCCACATAGTCAGGCGACACGAGCAGGATCTGATGCAGCGGGCAGAACCGGTCTGGTGCCAGTTGAATAGCGCCGAAATTCGTTCTGTAGACGTCCACCGCTCCCATGATCGTTACCTCTTCACGAGACGTAACGTTCTGGATGTTCTGCGCCACCACGGCGTTGCCAGTGCCGCCCTGCGACAGCGTGGCGAAATAGGCCTTCACGTTGCCGCTCATGATGCCGAGCGTCGGCACGCTGCCGGCCTGCCAGCACTGCTGCACGGCGGCATCGACCATGGCCAATGTCAGATCACGCGCGGTGCCTGGCGTGCCGGCGTTGGAACCATCACCGACCGGCATGACACCGGCGCCGGCGCCACGCGAACCATTCAGCGTGTAACAGGGCAACCCGCTCATATGGCGCGGATCGGTGATCGTCCTGACCAATGGGCTGGTGATGGCGAACTCGACGTCCCGCTTCACCTCCATGCCCTTCAGAATCACCTGCCGATTGTATTCGTCTTCCCCACCCGCGAAGTCCGCCGCGCGCGTCGTGTTAGATACGCCGACAGAGCGCACCGCGATCTGGCAGATGTTGTTGAACCGAACCGGTTTGGTGACCGCCTGCATGACGGCGGTGAACCCCTCGGGCTGCGCGTTATCGCTGACGGCACCCAGATCCTGCACGATCCACTCGGTCAGAACCTGATTGGCCGGAACTGAGGAAATCGCGGAGAGTAACGGCGTCGCATCGACATCGATCTGAAAGATCAGATCCCGCAGGTCTTCCTTCACGCCGACCGCTGTCGTCTCAATGTACGTATTACTCGGGGCCGCGCCCATCGCGCCAACAGCCATGTGTCACTCCATCGCGGGCGCGGACGCACTCGCATGGGGCGTCTCGCGCGGTGAAACCGAATTGTGAGGTTTCGCGATGGTCTGGGGCGTCGGCCGGGTGGGTGCGAAGCACTCCCGAAAGCGCGGATCAGGCTCTCAGCGACGGCACTACCCGCTCCAGGGTGGGTCCGGGGGACTCCTTCGAGCGACGAGTGTCACTAAAGCGACAAATTCGCTCCTTGTCCACCGGGTTATGCTAAGCTGGCCCAAACAGGAGAGAAGCCCATGCCGCGCGTACACATCACCGGGGGCGTGCTCAACGTCGATCCGTTCGGCGAAGATCAGATCGATAACGCATTGCCGGGCATTCCTGGCCGGCCCGACAACAGCCTGCCGCCCGGTGTGCCGCCGATCGGGTCGACCCTGCCCGAGCCGCCGCCCGGCATCTGGCCGCCACCCTCTTTCACCCACCCGATCGTGCCGGTGCCGCCAAATAGCACGCTACCGATCATCCCCGGCACGATCTGGCCCAACCCGGCACGCCCCGACAACAGCCTTCCCGGCGGCGGTGGTGGCCACATCGACAACAGCCTGCCGAGCCAGACGTTCTGGGTGGTCTGCGGCATTCCCGGTGTCGGCTGGCGCTATATCGCCATCGATCCGTCACTCACGATTGGCCATCCGCTGCCGCCACATCCGGAGCCTAAGTAGGCGCCTCCATCACCGTCCCGCGCCATTGGTACTCGCCCGCCGAGCCGCCAGCAACGCCGCCGCCGTGCGGTAGTCGGCCTTCCGGCCGAACGCCTCTTCAGCAACAGCGACACGCTCCGATGGAGCGGGAGGCGGCGCGACCCCCCGCGCGGGGGCGCTCTGGAGCGGCGCCGTCGTCTTCGCGCTCTCCACCCAACGATCAAACATGGCCGCCTTCATCATCGCCTTCAGATGATGCGGTGATGTCAGCCCCTGCAACTCGCCCTGACTGAAGCCGCCCTTGGTGGTCGCCCAGTCGACGATCTGCTTCTGCGCCGCCGCCCGCTCGGTCGGATCAGCCCAGAACGGCAGTTCTTTCGCCAGCTGCTCGTTCGCGGCCGCGACCTGCTGCTCCATCGCCCGCTGCTGCGCCTGCTGTTGCAACGTCGTCAGCCCCGCCAGCCTGTTCTGTTCATTGACCGCCGTTTCCCAGGCGGCCCGCTCGCGCAGATACTGCTGCGGGTTGGTCTCCAACAGATGCGGGTCGGGCAGTGGCGGCGCGTTCTGGACCGTCTCGGCAAGACGCTGCAATTCCGGCTGGATATAAGGCAACACCTGCGCCAGCGCCGCCTGCTGGGCCTGCAATGCCTGGCGCTGTTGCGCGATCTCCTGGGTCTTTTGCGTGTAATCGGTCGATTTGCGCTGGGCGAAGGCGCGCACCTCGGCCAGGGTCTTCAGCCGCTGCCCCTCGATCTCGAACCCGTCGCCCAGCGCCATGTCGGCCAGCGGCGCCGTCGCTGTCTCCGATGCCGCGCCCGGCACGCCAAGCGCCCGCTCCATCGCTGACAGCCCGCCGTCGACCGCTCCGCCGACCGAAGGCTTCGGCGCTTCCGGAGGTGCTGGTGTCGCGGGCGTGGCGGACGTGGGTGCCTCCCTCGGGGCCTCGGGACCGCGCCGCTGCCGGTTGAGCAGCCGCGCCGCCTCGGAGATCGAGATAGAGGGGGATTCGTTGGCCGGCGGACTGACGCCGCTGTCAGATGGTGTCGCTGCCGGGGCCGGTGTTGATGCCGGGG